TATCGGTAGGCAATCGTCCTAACCCATCAAAACCTTCGGTCACAAAAGAATTAATCATAGAAGTTATTCCATCTTTTTGACCAAGTATGTGTCTTATTTCCTCACCGTGTATAACTGCTGGCCAATATTGTTCAGGAAATTTAGCTAAATCATTACCAGATAACTTACCACCATAAAGTTTTTTAAAGAGGTTATAAGTTTGACTATCAGCACCTTTTGTGGTTATCATTGTGTATTGTAATATTATCTCCATAATATCATCAGCCCAATCTGTAGCCCAATTTGCACCGGCTATGTCAGCACTTCGCCATGGTAATCTAGCTGAATAAGCCTTACCTTGTTCTGTATTGAAAAATGCTTTAGCGGCTTTATGTGCGTTTCTTTGATAAATGGTCACAAAATCATCGAGAGTAAAATAATCTAATTTAGCCACTTCATCAAAACTATCTAAACCAGCTTTAACTATCTTATGGCCAAATGCGTCTCCATTAAGTTGGTAATTTAATGCTCTTATCCATTGAGTAGAATAACCCTCAGCACCTTTAGGTATGGATTTATATTCACCAGATTTAAGGTTTCTATTAAATTTAGATAATAATGTTTGTTCAGACTTTGTTAAAAAGGATCCATATTGAGCTAACACATTATCAGTTGGAGTAGAAAATCCCGCTCTTGCAGAAACTAAAGGCTCTACATCAGAACCCAATTGGTCCATAATTTTTGATAAATGTCTTTTACTAGGATTAATCTCTATAAATTTATCAGCCACTTTTGCTAATAAAACTAATCCTTGTGTACCACCTCTTATTGGTGCATTAACTATAGAACCTGCTATAGCTCCTACTCTTTGTAATCCTTTAGTAGTACCTATTTGAGTATTCCAAAATATGTGCCTAGACATAGGTGTTTTAGATATAGCCATAATGTGATTAGTTAATCCTATACCTCTAGCTAAAATTCTTAACTGTTCATCAGATACCACACGAATAGGCCATGCACCTCTTAACAAAACACTTGGTTTCCAGATACTATAAAATCCTTCACCCATAGCCTCTATAACTTGTAATGCACCTTGTGGTCCATATTTGTTAATCCATTTACCATGTAAAGCTATTTCTCTTTGTAATGACCTTAAGTTTGTAAGTGGTACCCAGTTAGCTAATTGAGTGGATAATACAGGTAAAGTTCTTTCTACAAAAATTCCAGTTTCTGTATCAAAGTATTGTATGGTGTCTGCATAAGAACCCGCTTTACTCTTGGTTTTATCTATAAAATCTTGTGGTTTCTGCATTATCTCTGCCAAATCACTATCTCTTGCTGGCCCATATCTACGACCTTGCAACATACCTCTAGTTGTAAGAGTTCCTTTTCTCATCTCTGATATAACGGCAGTCATAGCGTCCTCATCTAAACCTTTTGATTTACCTATTCTCTGAATAATATCCTCAGTCATGGCTAATACAGTTTCTAATTTATCCACATCTCTTGTTTGATTTAAAAATCTATTAGTCCATTTAGACATCTCTGCTGGTGTTATTACATCATAACCAAATCTTGCTCTTGCCTCTTGTATCCATCTTTCTATTTGTAGATGACCTTTACTCTCTGATAAATTTAACCAGGCTCTTGGTGCAAACTCTACGGCAGTTTTAATTGGTTTTACTATCCAACCAGTTCCAATTGGTGCATTTTCATAAACATTACTATTACGGATTGCATATTTTAATCTACGACCTGCACTTGTGTAAGGCACATGTTGTAGCATACCAGATAACTCCTCAGCAGTAGCAACATCAACGGCTTTTTGTAAGTCTGCGTCCATTAATTTTCTTTTCTTGGTTAATAGTTTTTCTTGTATATCTAAATCAAGTAAAGCCTTTTGTGCCTCATCTGAGTTCAATGCCCAATACTCCTCTATTGGTCTAGTCATATTTCTATTAGGAAACTTACTTTCTAAATAAGCGTCTATTTCCTCAACTTCTTTTAAGGTTGCGGGATCAATTTCCTCAATCTCATCTTTTGATTTAAGTTTCTTATAACCTTTATAAAATTGTTGAACATGTGCGTCCGGTGTAGTTTCACCTAGTGCATTTTTGGCTTTTCTGGCATTTATAATATTTGATTTAAGTAAGTCTTGTTGGAATTTTATATCATTTAATTCAAACATTACTTCACCAGGTATACCTTTTGCAGACCTCGGCATCCTTATTCCCATGACTGCCATTAATACTTCCATCTTAGCCTCAGTACCTTGAGCCTTTGATAACATACTGGCTATCTTGTCTCCACCGGTCACATCTTGAAAGAAGTATTTATATATCTCATCAGCCTCCATAGGCTTTTTAGACCTTCTTGTAAATCCCCCAGTTTTAGTTCCTTCCATTATTTCTACGGCAGTCTTAACTCTAGGATGATTTATAAGCTGGTCTAATAAACCAGTTTTACCATACTCATCTTGCATTACAATATTAGCCATCATATTCTCTGATAACTCTACATTTGGTCCATCATCAGCCTCATAAGCATTTAATATTTTTCTATTGGCCTCTCTAGCACCTTCTAAATCCTCGAATAATCTACTAGCTTTATTACCATTACTTGTCCAAAATGCCATTGGTGCAGTTGCACCTTCTGGTATATCATTTAAACCATACACATCTTTTTTAACAATAGAGGATTTATCTAATCTGGAAACATCTGTGATTGCCCATCGTCCATCGGCGTCCCAGCGGGGTATAATAACAGGTAGACCCTGCGGGTCTAACTCTACTACCACAGTTTTATTGTCCATACTAAATTTACCTAAACTAGCCTCAACTGTAGTATTTGCTTGTCGCCATTCTGCGTCCGCTTTAGCGGCACCTAAAGCCTCATCTTTGTTAAAGAAAATAACTTTACCTTGTTCACCTTGTGTAATTTTCTTACCTGTTTGTGAGGCAAGCCTTGAAGTAAAACTTGTTGCACTTGGATAAGCCTCATCAATTTTTCTTAAAAATATCTCGGTCACAATTTCTTTTGCTCTTATTGGACTTAAGTCATAAAAATTACCCATGTATTGGTCTTGACCTCTTATTCCTCTTATTCCTCTTGTGCCTACTCCTAACTCCTCAGCTAATTTTCTAGTTTCGCCTGTTAATTCTCTTGCACCTGACCAACTACCAGCGGATTGAGTTTGTTCATATATTCTCCACCTCTCATCAATAATTTTATACATATTTTTAAGGTCAGTGGCATTAGGTAATTTACTATTGTCGGGATCCAATACCCATCTTAATTTACTTACACCTTTATAACCTTGGCCTTCTTGTTCTAAAAAGAAATCAAATAGTTCTCTAGCTTTACTGGTTCCCACATCTATATCTTTACTTATGTTTTGATAATGGTAAATGTCACCACCCTCGTCCCAATTAAAGATTGGACTGTCATTAGGTAAATCTCTTTTTGCAGTTTCTAATAATGCCTTTGTTCTTGGCATAATTGGTGATACACTTTCAACGGCTCCTTCTGAATTTCTTAAATTTAAATTTGAGGCATTATCCCATAATCCTGCTTGTTTAGCCTCATCAGCGTCCATAATAATATATGCGTTTTCGCCTGGTTTTAATGCTGGTCCTAATTCTCCATCATAGGCTCTTACACTATCTTTTACTTCATCTAAACCTATTATCTGTCTACCAATTTTTCTCTCTATTTTCTTTTTAGCTTTACCATAAAGTCTATCAACACCCATAAATGCACCACGGTTTTCACCTACTTTCTTAGCACCTTTACCTCCCACAACTAAGGGGTCAAATATCCATCTACCTACACCATCTAATATACCTGTTGAAAGCACATAACCAGTAGATTGTTTTAATTCCTCTTGTTTTTCAATTTCTAAATCTTGCATATTAAGTGAATTATCCACAAACATTTGACCTGGTGATTTGTAATCAGCTTGTTGGTATTTACCAGAGAAATCAGGTAATGAAGGAACTTGACCATCTCTTACATCACCAATGGCGTCACCTACTACACCACCTGCAGTACCTAAACCTTTTGACATAGAAGTATCGCCTGGTTGTATATCTGTACCAAAGGCTCTATTTGCCATGTTAAAAATTTCAGGATTACGGTCTTGTTCTTTTTGATATTCGTGATTCCACAAAAGTTCAGCCTCATCAAAAATAGTTCTTGTGGTTTCAGCTAAATAAGGTACTTGATTATATAAATATTTTATACCAGTAGCACCAGCTATATCACTTAAACCAGCAATACCTTGATAACCTCTTGTGCCTAAAGCAGTTTGTATATCTTTACCAGATATGCCATCCTCTTTTCGACTAGCGCCCCACATATCGGTGACTAGCCCAACTGGTGCAGAACCTAAATTAACAACACCTGTTAAAAATTCATCAAGTTTATCTTTCCAAAAACCCAATTATGTTAAACCCTCTGTTGGTATCTCTGGCATTTCATAAGGTTGTAATGGAGCATTAGACCTCATACGCCTTAAAAATGCTTTTGTTTGAGAACTTAGACCTTCTGTTTGGCCTAATCTCATCATAAGAGGATAGTATTTTAAACTTTCACTAAAGGCTTGTGAATTACTTGTATTCTCTGGTCCAGTAATTACACCCTCTGGCCCCATGCCTGGTCCAGTGCTTAGTCCAGCTTGTATTGGATCCGCAGTAGAACTTGGCCCAAATAAATCTGTATCACCTGGTGTAATATTATTATTCGTTAAAGGTAAATTCTTTAAGGCGTTTTTTGTTGATTGTATATCGGGTTCGTTGAGGCTTGGTGGTAAAGGAGTACCCGGAGTACCAGGTAGTTCAGACATATCAGTCCGTTGGTTAGCACCAGTACCAAATATGCCGGTAGGCCTAGCGACCCCATCCGGTACTCTCGCACCGCCTCTATTTTCGACAGCCATTTAGCTTTTACCGATACTAACATTTCGGCCATGTTTATTATTCTTAACCGATTTTTTACCCACTGCAACTTGGCTAGTTCCTTCATTTTGTGGCATAATACGAATTGTACCTGCATTACCAGGTAATCCCTTTTTTCCACCATTTTTAGGACTGTAGCTCCCTTTTCCGTATGGCATATTTATCCTCCTAGTTGTTGTAATATCTGTTGAGGTGATGGTGCAGAAATAGGCCCACCTTCTGGTGGTGGTCCTGCCATCTCTGGTCCTGGCGCCATCATACCCTCAGCAGGTATTTCTGGTTCTGGCGATGGTATTGGATTTTCAGATAGCCATTCCCAAGGGTCTACGCCACCTTCTATCGCTTGTCGCCATTGTATAAGATGATTGGTCACAGGAGTTGGTTGTCCTGAACCAGTCATTTCAAAAATAATTGTTTCTAATCTATCAACCATAATTTTTCTACGGGTATCTGATACTGATTTTATCCAAGGCATATTTTCCATAACTGTTTGTTCATCAACTAAACCTTGAGCGGCTAACTGCATAAGTTCAACAAAGCCTTCTGCTCCACCTACGCCTACACCGAAATCTATAGATACACTATGTTGGCCATTGATTGTTTTATTTGGTGTGTATGTGCTTTCAAAAGTTTCACCTTTTGTTCTACCAGTCATTGGCTTAGTCAATCCACCATATAGTTTCTCATCAAGTATTAAGGCACTTGATTTTAGATACTCTAAGTCTGGTTTCATTTTTTGCCAATACTCTTGCACAGTTGAGGACACATCTCTATTTAATTCTTGTAATCCTCTACCTGTTGCAACTGATGAAGGGCTTTCACCTCTCATTGGTTCTGTATCATGGTTCATGACACGAATTAATTGGTCTAACATTTCTATATCTCTTTCTGCCTGTAATTCTGCAGGTGGAGATAAAAACTCAGCCGCACCATCTCTATCCATAATTTCTATTACACGATTAGATTGGTCGACATTTGCAAGACCTCTCATGACTAACCATGGCCATACTAGGTTTTCGTTATATGTCAATTTTTGGTTTAAAACTTTCATGAACGATAACACCAAACCAATATTCTGCTCAAACATAGATTGACCACCTAATTGGTCTGGTACAGTCATCGTTGTATACCTCATAGGCACAAATCCTAAGTCGTGTTCTACTTCATACAATTTTCTATCCTCAAAAACTACTGTCCAATGTTCTTTATCAAAATAAGTTATTAATTTAAATGGTGATGATAGAGGATCCCCGTCTCCAGCAATATCTTTAATCATATCTAATTTGTCTGGAAACATACCTCGTACCATTGATAGGTTTACACTTTCGTTTATGATGACTGCCTCCATACTTTGTGCTTGAACAATTGGAGTAGCCATAGTTGAATAAGCAGTTGAAGTGTATGAGCCAGAGCCTGCACCTGGAAATGGTAATACTGTTCTTGGGTCTTTGACTACATATCTTGGACCTTTAGAAACTGGGTCAGGCATAACTCCGATACAACTTGCACCGAGACCTACTAAGAACCAAGCATAAGAATACATGACTTGAGCCATGTTTGATACTTGGTCATAGTGAGCTAAAACTTTTTCTACTTCGTCCGCATTTCTTTGTTGCTTACGAGATAAGTTGGCAGGGGTGACATGATGAGTTGGAATTTTACCAATCATACGAGAATATCTATCCCAAGCTAATTTTATCCAGTTTGCTACGACAGGTTGTTCGCCTCGCCTAAATGCCTCTGGATAAACTTTTTGATAATTGCCGTGGTAAACATCTATGAGGTTATCAAATCTTTTTTGTGATTGACCCCAATAGGTTTCACCATGTTGTTTCATTTCTAATATTTCATCAACGGTCTTTTTCAACTTAACACTCTTCCTTTTACAAGCACAGTTATAGCGGCCGTGCTACTACTTACTATACCATATAATCTATCGGTTGTCTTGCCAGTAAGGGATTTTGAATCCTCATAACTAACTTCAAAGTTTTCATTTGTGGCTATTTGATAACCTGCAGTTGCTCCAGAAGTGGTGACATCTGAGCCACCTATAAAAATGGTACTACCAGATTTATTCTGAATAATAAAATTTGGAAACTCAGTACCAACTAACGCAGTTGCAGAAGTGGTGACTGTAGTAGTTTTATGCTTACTCGCCACGACCTGTCCTTAAATTATCTGGCATAGTGTCTCCGTATGGGTGTTCTAAAACTTTTAATATATTCTTACCAACTTTTAAAGATGATGGTAGCGAATATCTATTGAAATGCAAGAACCAATGTCCCATAACCATATCTGTGGTCAATCCATCTGGATACTCCATCAATTCTGTTTTAAATTCATTTACCACAACTCTTGTTTTTAAATCTAAATCTGAGTAAGGAAGATTAACTAAACCCTGCTTATATCGGGGACTAAGTGTTTCAACACCAAACTCAGGATCCGATTTATTTCTTGAAGTTTCATGACCCTTAATCAAAGTTTTGTGTCTAGCCATCCATTCTTTTATGAACCTATATTGGAGCAAGTATCTCTGTGCGCCGTTTTGTTCTACTACCCACAATGATATTGGCCATCCCATTTCTAAACTTCTTTTTTGCCAATCTTCCATAATACCACTATAAGTTGCAGTCTGTTTATTCCACTCTAAGAAATTACCAGCGGATAATCGAATACGAAGTAGGTCAATCAAATAATCTTTATCCTCTCTTTCGTTATAAATCCACCACTGAATTGACCACCAATTATTTGCGGAGGGGTCAACGGTGACTATTGAATAACAATCCTCTTTTGTTAAATCTGGTATCTCATTTAATTTTCGGTTATAATCAAAACAACCTGGAAGTAATAAACCATCTTTGTCCATACCACCTGTAAGCCACACTTCTTGCACAAGTGAGGATACTGTTTCATCATCTAACTGTTGGTATGTCAAAGCAAACTTACGAGGGTCCGAGGCTTGAACTTTTTGGATATGTCTAAATGTAAATCTCTGTGGGTCAAGAACACAATGAACATGGTCCTCGTTTTTTAATGAGTTTGGATTTTTACATTTGTCATCATCATGAGCAGGAAACCTGGCGTATCTATAGATAGGTTGGCTTTTTCTTTCTGTGACCTCATAATCATCACCATATTTTTTAGCCATCATTTTTAATGCCTCATCTTTGGCCGCTTGTATTTGTTCTGGTGTCATATTGGCTGAAACATTTTGCATAATCATTTCATCTAAGTCATCATCTGTTGAATACACCAATTCTTTACAATGTCGGTATAAATCATACTTACCAAATCTTGTACCAATCAATGCTACAATTCCACCTGGCTCACAACGGGATTCTGCCTCAGCGTGCCACCATTCTGTTAAACTTTCTCTTTGTTCGGCCGTTCTCGAATTAGACCTATCGCACAAGTCGTCCCATAGGTTAACTTCAAAACGGCCACCTAGAAAACCCATGTCCTGAGATAAAGCAGAACAAGTTGGCTCTTTTTCACCGGTTACGAATACACTTTCCAACTGTTTTAATATATCGTGTATATCATCTGTTGGATCCTCTAATCTTTTTATTACTTCCGGACTGTCGGGGTCAAATCCAGCCATTGCTAATTTATAATGCAAACTGGCTTGGTGACCTTCTACACCATCTACAACAAATGCGTCCTTACGCCATAGTTCTGGTTCTGCTGGTTTAAATCTACCAAACTCCATATTTAACAAAACATTTTTCTCTAGTGTGGTTCTTGCTCGCCTTACATACTTTTCACTCTGACCTGTAGTTCTTGAACCAAGTCCGATACGAACATTACGATTTCTACATATCAGCCATATCACAAAGTCGTGAGTAATTGTTGTGGTCTTACCTCCACCTGGTGGTGTATTAATCATACCTTTAATTACTTCAGGAACATCGGCCTCTTTTGAGTCCTGACCTTCTTTTATCCACTTCATCAAAATATCACACATCTCTACTTGCCAGGAAATGTGGCGTCTATTGAAATACCTTTGTCTAAAATAGGCGAAATCATTGTAGGCTCTTTGTGCGGCGTCATTTAAATTTTCATATTTTTTGGGATCCGGATATTCGCTATCAGTGGTAATCTCACCACTACTCATCATCTCAGCCACTTCATCAGTAGTGGCATTTTTATTCGGTGTCGTGGCTTTCATGTTGTCCATTAATCTTTTGGTTAATGAACGGCCTATACCCATTAATTCACCAGCTTGGTATGGGTTCATACCTTGTCGGACCTTCTGATAAAAGAACTCTTTTACCTCAGGTTCATTATCTATATGCTTACCACTCTCATGTTGTGGGTATTTATTCTTTACTTTCTTAGCCATATATGTTATATTTATTGTAGTGAGATTGTAGTTTCAGAATAATCACCTCGCAGTCATTATCATCTACAAGCCTACTATACTAGCAATAGCATAGTAGGCACTCACTTTTTTTACAACTCAAAATCCAGGATATTCCCCGAGGCTGGTACAGTTGCCGCTACATAAAAGAAATTTAAATGCTTAGTCAAAAATAGAGTTCAAGCACTAAATTTATCATAAAAAATAAAATTATTTTTAAGAGTGTAATTATCAATTAAGAAAATTCCCTATTTTTCAATTTACTATATCTATCGAAATGATAATATTAAGTAAGAGAGTTTTGAGAGAGAGCTAAAGTTTAAAATCTCTAAACTCATTAACTACGCTGTAATTTCAGCAGAGAGCGAGGTGATATGATGAGTAATTCATTAACTCCTAAAATCTTAGCTGAGGAACTACATGTTTCTCCTAAGACTTTACGAGCATGGTTACGCAAGAACGCTAGTCGTGAGCTTGAGGCAAAATCAACTGCCTGGGCTATCGATAGCAAGACTGCTAATCGTGCCCGTAAGCACTTCACTCGATAATTAAGCTATCGAGTTGAGAGACCGTGTGAAAGCTCCACTATGTCTATAAACTATAGGTGAGTGTGTGTCAATGTGTCGAGATACACACTCACCAGAAAGACAATCAGTCAATTTAATTAACGGGCGGATCCTCTAGGAAGTTCAGGGTTCGCCTTTTCTTTTTGTGTGGGGGAGGACCCTTCTGGCACCGAACTTGCGGTGAGCCGGCCCGGGTCCTTGCGGTTCCCGCCTTGCGGTAAGCCGAAGTCCCAGTCAATCCCTTGAGGTTCCGGCTAGCAAAATGAGATGACCTTGTCAAGTGAAAATACCGCTTTTTTATTAGCCAATTTGACAAGTTTGCCTACAAATGAGAGGTACTGCTATCCAGGAGTATGCCAGGGCAAATAGTGGCTAAAACAGTTGCGAAGTGGCTGCCGTTCTGTTTATAATAGTAGGTAAACTATTAGAAAGCGAGGTGACACCGTGAGTGATAAGGCAGTAAAAGAGCCTAAAGCACAGCCAAAGCAAGCCGCTAAAGCTGAGCCAACAGGCATTACACCTACAGAACTTGCAGAGAACCTCAGCGTTAGTCCTAAGAGCTTGAGAGCCTGGTTACGCCAGAACTATACAAGACCTTTAGACGCCAAAAATTCACGCTGGTACTTGCCAGATGAGGTTGTGAAAGCAGCCACAGAGCATTATACCAGAACCGTGAAAAAGAACGCTGAGACCAAAGCCAAGAAGTAGCAATTAAGGATTGAGGCACTAATTCCCTGACAGCCCTGTTAAAATAGTGCCTCTTTCCTGCGTATTCTATGATGGTTCCAACTATCAGCTTATTTTTTGAGGTGGGCCCATGGTAGGTGCAACTAACTCATGCGGCCAGGCATACAAAGTGCCTACCCACTATTTTCATTATAGGTAGAATACGGTTAGCCACTCTGTTATAATGGTAGTATAAGAGAGAGAAAGTAGGTTAGCATGCCTGATTCCAAGAATAAGTGCCCACAATGTAATGAGGGTGACTTATTTACCTTAGGTATTTTCTCAAATGCCAAATCAAAAACAATGGTAATGGTGCATTGTCAAAGATGTACCTATGGCACAGTTCGTACCAAGCCAGTCAAGCCGAAAGCGAATTTCGATGGCGGGTTGTAAGTGTTTTACCTGTGATTTATACCGTAAATCACCAGTAAGACCAGCACAGGCACGAAAAATGATGAAAAGCCGAAAGGCACCGAAAGATGAGCATAAACAGAGGCTGCGGTACACCGATAAGACAGGTTTTGCCGCTATTAGAGCCTACAATAAACAATATAAGAAGGAAAACTTGTGGCGAGGGTAGATAATCCATACATTTGCAACCGATGTGGCATAGTGATACGCAATCCATATCGATTTGGCATGTATGTAAGGCTATGTGATGGGTGCCAAGCGACACTGGCATCCGTCAGCCACAAGATTTCAGGAAAGTGAGTATAAATGGCCAGTAATGAGCTAATTTACACCAAACCTAATCAGACACCAGCTGGTTTTGTCAAGAATTATAGCCGAATTAAGGTTAATATTGACAGATACCAAGTTGGTACTCTTGCATTAGGCTTTGGTGATGGTGTTAATCGCCTTCATATTCAAGATGTGAGGGAATTAACCAATTTAATAGCCATTTTAAAGATGGCAGAGGTTAGTTTGAAAAGAAATAACCTTGATGAGTTAGACTGGGGTGGTTCATTAACTGTCTCCATGTTCTATACGCCATCCGAAATGGAAGAATACAAAATATAAGAGAGGAGACGGAGTGCAAGAATCCAATTTAGTTATATCGGATCCATTAATGCACAGATTTAACAGTCGGGCCGCGATGATGATAAGCGAAACCGATGGTTCTAATGATAAATTAAGAGCCAAAGGTTGGAATGTTATCGCTATGCCTGACCCAGGTGAAATATTCCTATGTGATTTCTGTAATACCATGATGGAAACGAGAGATGAGGATGGAGTGCCTATATCAATTCAATGTATAGGCTATAGCACCGCAGTTTGTGGTGAGTGCGTGGATAACATTAACGAAGGTGAACATGGACCGATTGATAATCTGGTCTTTTGCCAATGTTGCACAGGCACAGAGTATATTAACCAATATTTAGTGGATATAAATTCCAGATATAAAGCATAAGAGGAGGTGATATGCAGGAACTAACTAAGGACGAAGTTCTTGGTTGGATTGACAATGCCAACGACATAAATGATTTGGTTGAGGTCAACAAAGCCGTTCATGATAGAGCGGAACTTGTTGCCCAAGCGGCTAAAGAAACTTTTAGCGTTGGTGATTGGGTCAAAATCCAATTTAGAGAATCCGAAAGACTTGGCAAGGTCGATAAAATCAATCGTAAAACCATTACGGTTGTTAGAACGACTGACGGCCATATTTTCTTTAATCCTACTAAAATTCAACCGTATTTCTTGACCAAGCTGACTGATAGCGAGGCCGAGGAAATGTTTGAACCATTTAGCTAATGATTTTAGTGGCTTTGGCAGTTGAAACCAAGTGCCATTGCTAGTAAAATTATACCAAGAGAGATTAAAATTATGGAGAACGATTTGGATATAAAATTTAAGCATGGGACTACCCTACACCAATTGGGATCCCTTGTCAAGTTTTGTAAGCCACTAATTTTTCAACGAGTTATCGGCAGGTCAAAAGTATATATCCCTATAGGGATATACTTTTCCCTACCGAAAACGAGAATTAGTGATTTTGGAGATTTGCTTTTGGTCGGGGATCCCGAACGATGAGCATTGAGGTTATACTTCAGGTAAATGGGCGTAGAAAAGCCGGTTTTACTGAGTTTAACCACGGTCAGGCGACTGTTGCCGAGTTTTTATTTAGCGAGGCATTTGACGCCAAGACCAAAACTGATGAAGGCGTCTTTGCGATAGAACCTGAGGTTTTAGAGCAGAGATTAAGGCCTGCTTTGTATTTATACAAGGCGAATACGAGAGAGGAACAGAAAGCAAAAAGGCAGATAAAACGGTTAATCGCCGAGTATCGCCTGGCGAAAGAGGCAGAAATGCCGACACGCCTGGTGATATATTTTTAATGCCTGATATACGCCTTCTGATCCCGTAATTATAGGAGAAAAGCAATGGGAGAAGGAAAGATTAAGTTCGCCATTGTGAAAATAGGTCATTACTATGACGGTTCTGTTAGAACCGATGTGGAACATGAATATTTTTCATTGGAGAACGCTGAATCCGAATGGCTATCTTTTGTTGAGGCTATGCAAGCCGGCAAAAGTGAAAGCCTTTTCATGCTCATGAACTTAGAGGAAGGTACAATCATAAATAAATTTGATAACCGACCTGCAGTTCTTGAGGCAAGTGAATAAAGAGGTAGAGATACCAGAGATTGGCAAAGAGCAGGCATTAGCCCTGCTCAACCAATCATACGAGGACAGTTTCATATTTGGTTCTGGTCATGATATATATAACATGAAGGACTATATAACATGGGGCAAAGCCGCTGGTATCGGTAAAAAACATATCCAACACATGAACCAAAAACATTATAGTGGTGGAGATTATAAATCCACAATATTTGTTGAAGGTAAACCTGTTGAATACCTAGAAGGTATAGATAACAAGGCTATATTAAGTTGGTTTGGAGGCGTCATTGGCGCTGACTTAGCCCAACATAGTTGGATATCGGGACGCGGTACATGGGCACGAAATGCTACCGCAACTATTTACGAGAGGCTATGTGAAATAGCTGGTATTACTGTGGAAGAAGGCAATAGTATGAAAGCTAAAGCCACAGAGGAGTATAACGCTCGTAAAGAGGAAGAGTAATGCCTAGGGCCAAGAGAAAGACTGCCGCAGACTTTTTCAAGGTCCCAGGTACGAAGTGTCGGCACCATCTGAAGTATAGAAAGACTTGTGGGTGGTGCGACTTCGAGACCTGGTGGCAAATGTGTATAAGGCATGAAAATGCCAAAGATAATTTCCATAAATGGCGTGTCATGATTGGAAAAAACTGGTAGAGAGGAGCAATATGCAAGGCATATTCGTTGATAATGGAACAGGCGCTATGGTGCGACCTACTTCCAAGAAACAAATAAAAGAAATGGTTATGCAAGGCTCAGCGGTATCCGTTGAGGCAACGAGTGCATTTGGTAATGAACCAGATGGCATTTTAACCAAAGAAATGCTAGAGACCCATGGAAAGATATTATTTGTAGGGCCGGATCCCTACACAAAAAGAAATTTCTATGGTTCAATTAGCCTAAATAAGAAAGGGGATATCCGTGTCGAATAAGGTAGTAGTACCTGATGACATTTTGGATAGTCTAACCGTAGTAAGAGATAGTGGCTTAGTAAATATGGCAGATATGAAAGGTGTAAAAGAACTTGTACCTGCCGCAGTAGCCACATGGTTAGATGAAAATAAAGAGACCTATATGCAAGGTTTCTTTTATGGATTTCAAAAGGAATCAGAGCAACACGATGGCGAGTAATACTTTTGTCGTAACCAATCCCTGTATATCATGTGGTGCGGTCAGCCATGTCCAAGTTGATGAGGACAAATATAATGAATGGCAAAACGGCAAATCAATCCAAGATGTATGGCCAGATAAAGATAGTAATTGGCGAGAACTCTTGGTCACAGGTACGCATGGTGATTGTTGGGACAAGATGTTTGGCCCAAGTGAGTAAAGGTATAGCAGATGGTCTACTTAATTGCAAGTAGGCCATTTGTTTTTGTGGCACAATGAATTTTAATTTTAAGGGATCCGACTACAATGATGACATGGCCGGATTAAAAGCAACAATCAAAACCGATAGGTCTGATAAAACGGTGTCAAGACAAGGTACCGAGGAAATGGAAATCTCAGTTGAAAACTGGAGATATGGAGTTTCACTTTCCTTTACAAATGAGAGTGGTTTTGAGATTATTTTAACGGACCAATTAACTCATCAGAGTTTCCCAATATTAAAAGCCGATGGTGCCATGGTAGATTGGATTATACATAATTTAGAACCACAAGATAGCCTGGAGCCATATACCTTCGGTGAATTATTTGAGGACTTGTTCGGTGATGAAAATGATGGCATTATATAGTTGTAAGGACTAAGCCTTCATGAGATAATATTTTATCTAAGAAATTAGATGGCGCAGTAGAGCCTAGCATTATGAGAGCTAGGCTTTCTGCTAAAAGAGGAGAGTAGGAATGGATAGTAAATTTTTAGACCAAGTAAGAGATACAGGATCAGGTACTTCTTACTTACCTATCATGCAAAATGGTGCATGGAGAGAACTTACCGCAGATGAATTTTACACACAAAAACCAAAAGGTGAATTTGATTTATATTTCTCGGTATTAACTTTTGACGGAGCAAGGCGTAAAGAAAATGCACTCCCTAATATGTGGTTGTGGGCCGACTTAGACAATGTGTCTCCTTACGACCTGGATATGAGGCCCACAATCGCTTGGGAGAGTAGCCACAAAAGATACCAATGTCTATGGAGACTGGACTCCGGTGCAAGTGCTGACACCTTAGAACAAACCAATCGTTTATTAACATATAAGATAGGTGCAGACAAAGGCGGTTGGTCACGAACCAAAGTATTAAGAGTACCAGGATCCATGAATTATAAATACGACCCACCTCAAGAAGTAAAACTATTGTGGGACGACGGCCCTGACTATAGCCTAAAAGATGTTTGGGAATATGTAGGTTATACAGATAGTGATGGTAATGTAGTAGACCAATCAACCGAGATACCTCAACAAGATGGGGATTATGAAAAATTATATGAAATAGCCTGGGACATACTAGAACCAAGAGGTCGTAGATTACTCAGCGCCAAAGAGGCATGGGGTGATAGGTCAGCAAGGCTATGGGAATTAGAGTGTATGTTATTAGAGGCAGGGCTAAGTAAGGAAAATGTGTTTTTCATTGTCCGTCAAAGTGTGTGGAATAAGCACAAGGATAAAACGGATAGTGATGAAAGACTTTGGCAAGAAATTGTCAAGGCAGCAACCACTATAAATGTAGCACCTTCAAACCACGAAGGTGATAGTGTTGTTGAGACCAGTTGGCGTAAGATAAAACCTACCTTAGTCACCTACGGAGATTTGCTTGGCTCGACCATTCAAGAACCGCAATGGCTAATAGAGGATTGGTGGACAATGGGTAGTCATGGTATTATTGCCGGATTACCTAAGTCCTACAAATCTCTCGTCACCACAGACATGGCTTTATCTGTCGCCACCGGTCGACCATTTATGAATATGTTTGAGGTCAATGAGAAGGGAGTAGGACCAACTCTCATTGTGCAAGTTGAAAACTCTCCAGCCCTTCTCAAAGACCGAGTAGTCAAAATGGCATACAATAAAGGTTTATTAAATGGAGCAAGTAATATAGATGATGGTACTTTGTCGGTGACATTCCCGGCAAAAGTACCTATGTTCTTTTATAATGATTTCGCCTTTGACATGACCGACCAGTCATGTAGAGAGGCGATTGAAACGATAATAGCCACAGAAGGGATAAGACTGGTAGTGTTTGACCCATTATATTTAATGATGGGATCCGTTGATGAAAACTCAGCCAATGAAATACGACCTATCTTATCTTGGCTATTACAACTTCGTAACCGCTATGATGTGGCGATAATAGTGGTTCATCACTGGGGCAAAGGCTCTAGTGATAAGAAGGGTAGAAAACAAGGCGGTGTTAAACTGCTTGGTTCTACAACTATCTACGGTTGGTTAGAGAGTGCTTTGTATCTGGAGGCAAATCCAAATACAGATGGCTCATCAACTGTTGTAGTGGAGCGTGAGTTCAGAGAGAGGCTAGCGCCTCCACCACAAGCCTTTAAACTCAAGATGGGTGATATAGGTGAGATAGATTATAACTGGGAAGGTGAAGGTGTAGTTGGAACAGAGGCTAACATCTTTACCTTACTCAGTAAGAAACCAATGTCCATGTCTGAGATACAGGCAGTCAGTGGCATGGGAGAAAAGAAAACAAGAGCCTTGCTTACCAAATTACTTGCCGATGGTGCAGTCACCATGGACCAAGAAGGTAAAAGCAAGGTGTTTAGATTAGCTACATGAAAGGGGAAAAATGGCTGATAGAAAAAAAGGTTCAGAGTATGCAAGTTGTGGTTGCGAAACCCACTTCTATTTTGAACCATTTGAAATATATGAACAAGCCCTGTGTTCATACCATCTAAAGAAAGTAGAGGTAAATAATGCAGGAAGGTAATAATATATATAGAAAGGACCTAAGATTTAGGTTCATAAGCCTAGATGAGGCAGTATCAATAATCAAGCAGTTGGATCCAGTATTTGACTACAGTTTATTTGGTGTATGTATCGTGGATGCCACAAGAGTTGGTGTATCCACAGTTCTAGGTCAAGATGATATAACCGAGTACCTATACCAAGAAAAGACAAATGACTTTTTTGGTCCAACAGGTGAGTTTGGTTATAGAGTATCTAAAACTACATGGTTGGGCGATAAAATTGTCCATCTATATATTGGAAGACAAGCATACCAAAGAGTATTCGGTACCCAAGAAATGAAAGATGGTTTACCATACGAGTGGCGAAGTGCGTATCGCCCTCACCCAGAATACTTATTGGTTAAATCGTTAGAGATAGTGGCAAAACTAATTCTAACCTTAGACAGAAAGGGGCATTATGCCGTATCAGAACCAAAAAGACAAGACCAAACCGCCTTATCAACTGAGGCTAAGTAGTAGCGGTCCTGTTTTACATACCGCTTTTGAGTGGGATAGCACAGAAACCAGACTAATATTCTGGACAATTATGGACCAGTTTCAGAAAGCTGAGGACATGAACTACCATTGGGAGAACTCTAAAATGTTATGGGGTTTTACCAAGAGTTTATTACCTTGGTTTTCTTATACACCTGGCCCATTATTTGATTTGTGTGAGTGGCTTATTACAGACCTAAATGATTACTATGAGAAAGGACCAAAAAGTGGTCGCATAGCCCATATAGAGATGAAAATAAACCAAGCCTGCTACGAAATGTGGCATGATATGTTGTTAAAAAATTGTGGTGAAAAATCACAAACCTTTAAATATTTAAATGAGGAGTTTGAGAAGTTTGGAATATCAGTTCAAAACGCCACCATATCAACATCAGGCTGAGGCTTTAAAAAGAGTATTTAATTCGGATAAAGGTCATGCTTTATTCATGGATCCAGGTACTGGTAAAACCAAGATAGCCGTAGATAGTGCGGCGGCTTTACAAAAGTCTGGTAAAGTAAAGAAAGTATTAGTCCTTTGTCCGATAAATGCTCTTACAGTATGGCCTAAAGAATTAAACAAACACTCCCCGGTACCTTTCAGCTCGTTTATACGGCCAGAAACCGGTAGCGTGTTTGATAAAGTAGAAGGTTTTAAAGAGTGGCAAGATAGTGAGAGAGATAGCTGGCTTGAAATGCCATTACAAGTGGCGGTATTTAATTACGAAAGTATCATAACCAGAAATAAGAAGGCACCTATATTTGACGCCTTAATGAAATGGAAACCTGACATGGTGATACTAGATGAAAGCCAAAAGATAAAATCAGCAACCGCCAAGAGAAGTAAGCAGACCCACAAGATTTGTGCCTCTGCTAAATTTACCTTGTTATTAACTGGTACACCAGTAGGTAAAAACTTATTAGATTTATATAGCCAACTAAAATGTATTGACCCTCAAATATGGGGTAATATAAGTTGGACAGATTTTAGATATAAATACGGTATCTGGGGTGGCAAATCTGGATATGAACTCTTAGGGTACAGAATGGTCGATGACCTAGAAAAAAGATACAGCCCCTTTGTGTCGAGTGCCCGAAAGGAAGATTGTTTAGACTTGCCCCCCGTTACCGATATAAATGTAGATGTTCGCTGGGATCCCAAAGTGTTTGCCAGCTACGAAAGATTTAGTTTGGATGGAATGGTTGTTCATAAACGCCACATGATATTCGCTCCTATAGTGCTTACCAAACTACTTCGCCTGCAAGAAATGACAGGCTATGTAGTTCATGATGAGGAGGGTAAATCTGTGGTATTTAATGAAAACAAATTACTCCACACAGTAGACCTGGTCGATAATTTAAATGAGGCCGGTGAGCCCGTAATTATTTTTGCTAGGTTTAAGAGTGAGTTGGCTGAGTTGCAGAAGGTATTTGATACGCCTTATGTGATACGAGGCGGAGTAAGTGCCAAGCAACGCGGCCGGCTCATAGATAAATGGATAATGAAGGGAGGTGATAAACCTTTCATTATTCAAATCGCAAGTGGTGAGGCTCTTGATGGCTTACAGAAAGTTTGTTCTAAGGCTATATTCTATTCCGTAGATTATAGTTGGATAAATTATTTTCAGGCTAGAGGGCGAATAGATAGAGCAGGTCAAACTAAACCTATCATATTTTACCACATGTGTATGAGTGAATCCATAGACTATATGGTCTTACAAGCACTAAAGGAAAAGCAGGATTTAGAGAAGTTGGTAAAAGACAATCCGGCTTTGTTAGTTGTTGTAAGAGACCAGAAATGATACAATTAAATAAGAGAATAAATAAGAGGAGGATAGTATAAATGATAATACTCGAAGGCCCGGATAACTCGGGCAAATCAACTCTTGCTAACGCCATACAAACATGGCTTGGTCCAGAGAGTTGTTATATCATTAAATCCCCTGCCAGTGTCTCCACAGATTGGGACGATAACTGGTCATCTTGGGCAGTAGACCATTACTACGATGAAGAACAAGATGGTAGATTGTATATCCTAGATAGAACGCCAGAAATATCTGAGCCTATCTACGCTAGTATATATAGACAGGGCAAGATAAGAAACCGCGACTTTCTTAGAGAGTGGCAATCACTTAAGCAACACATGGATTTTACACAAATCCTATTTTGTATGCAGAACGGTGCTATTAACGAGGGTGTAGAACTTACACCTGATGGTAGCGACACTTCTTTAAAAAATGATATGCTGGTTATGTCTTATGCCTTAATGTATAGGTTATTAGATGTGTCCTTTAATACACAAGATGACACCCATAACCAATTTAATGTAGCACCATACGATTACAACGGCAGTAGTGCCGAGTTTGTAGAAGGCTATGTTAAACAACACTTAAACCGATACCGTAAAAGGTATTATAGCGTAGAGCCAATCACTATGCCATTTACTTGGCCAGATGATTTGCTTTACAAAGGAGATAAATTAATCGATGGTTAATGTAAATGACTTTTCGGAAATTGATTTAGAAGGAGTTATTAAACACTATAGCGAGGGATCCGGTAATGTTCTCATGGCTATGTTTAATAGGCAAACTGAATTGATGGAGAAATATGAATCCATAGAGAAAAAGAACGGTGCTAATGTAGTAGAGCCAGACCAATTTGGCGAACTAGATTTAAGAAATGTTCAGTCCAGATTAAAGGAGTGTGCATACCGAGTAGTAGAGGAATTATCTGAGGCAACTAATTGTCTTAAGAATAAGCCATGGAAACAAGATGAAGTGGCTACTGATGAGACCCACTATAAGGAAGAGTTAGCAGATACCTTTCATTTCTTTTTGGAATTATTAATAGTAAGTGGCTTTGACGCCAAAGAATTTGCCAATTACTATTTCCGAAAAGCGGAAGTAAATAAATTCAGGCAGAATAGCGGGTACTAAAATGCAATTAGGCTTAAATGATGATAGCAAGACCATCTATTTAACGGACGCAAGTCAATTAATGGAAGTTGCTACTATGGCACATATCGCTAGACCAACAGTCGAACATGATATGTCCATTGGCACTAACTTATATGATGTCCAGTTAATTTGTGATAGTCTGGCTAACGAGTTTGATATAGGTAGAGATTTGTGGTTTACCCAAGCACGATGGACTAACTTAGTTCGCTCTTACCTAGACCCTGAACTGGTGACAAGATTTGTCAAAGCCTCTCGTGAGATATATAATAAGAGAGGCAAAGACGGTGTAGTCACCGAAATGCAATTTAAGTCAAACAAAAGGTCGGCTAAGAAACACAAATGGGGTAACTGTCTGTTATCCGCTAGTTATAGAGGACAAGTGGATTCACACATTAAACCTACCCTCGTGTTTCATAGCCGTGTCACCTACATGGGTTATATATCTGGTCTTGACATTGGTTTAGCTACTGTCTTAGCCAAGTATATAGCTGGTAGAGAACGGTTATCAGACATAGGTTTGATATGGAAAATTGATGTAAGTCAAGTCCATGCTTTTAAAACTTTACCTTGGTTATATGCACATAGAAATCTTTTGGATTATGTGCTAAGATTAGAAACACCAACTGCCCTTCGCATACAGAAGTGGCATGAGATGGTTTTAAGATATGAGAAACAAGGTAAGCCTATCGATGATGAATTATATGGGCCACTTCGTAGAGTAAGACAGATTTGGTACAACTCAAACAACGGTATTCTACGACCGCCTAATGTAATCAATGACCTTGACTTCTCTAAGTTAGAAGGCTTAGGAGTAGATTATGATATGTAGTAGGTGTTTAAGTTATAAAGGTATTAATGCCAGTCCCATTTGTGAGGACTGTAGAAAGAGGTTAATCCATGAGAACAACATACGAGTGGCTAAAGGAGATAGACAAGGTCGATAGTTTAGAACAACTAACCGATATCCTAGTCTATACTGAGGCCAGAATAATTAAAGTAAAAAACGAGGAGGATAGATGAGATACTACCACACTTTAGAGGAGGCTAAGAACGAGATTAGCCGAGACCTAAAAGAACTAGCAGTAGTTTACCAATCCAATTCGGTGCAAGATAAAGATGTATCTAAGGATCCAGATTATCTCACCCATGAATTGATAAACTATTCCTATAGTATAAGTAGCAAAACCATTATGAACGATACTTGGCAATGGGGATTGAAAAATCTTGATGGCAATTATCTTAAAGAGGAATTGCAAGAGAGGCTAACAACAGGTGCTAATCCTGGTAATGCTTATAAAAATGATGAGGAATACTGGTCACAATTTTTACATGAGGATGGTAAATTTGCTTACGCATACCCTGAGAGATTAGAAGGTAATGTTGAGGCAATTACTAGACACCTTATTAAGAACCCAGAAAGCAGACAATTATGGGTACCGATTTGGTGGAATCATGAGGACTATATAAACAGAGATAAAGGTAATCGTGTACCTTGTTCTCTTGGTTATCACTTCATGATGAGGAATTACAAACTCCACATGCACTATGTTATGAGGTCTTGTGATTTTTATAAGCACTGGGCTAAAGATGTTATCCTAGCTATTGCTTATGGTGACGCTATTATACAGGCATTAAAAAATTCTGTTAAAGAACCGGTAGAGTTAGGTTCATTTAGCCATACAATATTTTCATTACATGGCTTTGCGAAGGACATGAAAGGAATATTCTAAAATGAAAACGGTAGTAGTAACCACCACTGCACAAGTGATGGAAATGAAAGCCAACATGAAAGAGTGTGCCGCACTCGATGTCGAAACCACAACTGATGATAAGAAAAACCTAGGCGATTTTACTAATCCATCGTTTAAGATTGTGACCGTTCAGGTTACCTTTGATGGTGAAACTGCTTATGTGATACCTATTAATCATGCCGAATACGAAAGACAATTACAAGAAGGTGTTTGGCAGATGTGTTATGCGGCATTAGGCCCGTATGTTAAATACTGGATAATGCAAAACGGTAAGTTTGATTACAAGGCATTAAAGACGGCATACAATCTAGATTGGTTTCCAAGTTATGATACTATGGGTGCCGAGTATATTATCGATGAGAACCTAAAGAAAGATTTAGAAACTCTGGCCATAAAATATCTTGGTGTAGAACCATGGAAATACTTATTAAAAGAATATAAGGATCCCTACATTACACCTTTCAATCAGCTTGTAGAGTATGGTGCCTTAGATGTTATATACACCTATCAAATCTGGGAACAACAACGCCAGATAATTGGTGGTAATCTAGGGTTAGCAAGGCATATATCAAACACCATGTTTTATGATGTTCTTATGCCAGCTTATAAAGCCTTAGCTGATATGGAAATAACTGGTATGCCTATAGACATGGATAAATTTGATGAACGCTTAGAGGAAACTGAATTTATTATTGACCAAAAAGAAAATGATTTATTTAATATGGTTGGTGAGTTTAATCCTAGAAGTGTGCAACAACTTGGTAAGGTATTATATAAAGATTTAGGTTTGCCTATACTTGAGGCTACTAAAACTGGTAATCCCTCAACTGCTGAATCCGTATTACTGCGCCTAAGAGATATTGATGAGAGCGGAGTGGTTAATAATATTTTAGAGTATCGTAAATGGGCAGGCTATAGGTCAAGATATTTTAATAACTGGGCCCAACGATTAGATAAAAATTATAGGCTACACCCAAGTTATAAACCATTTCATACGGTTACCGGCCGGCTCTCTTGTGCTGACCCCAACCTACAACAAGTACCAAGAGATACTTTTATTAGAGGTCTTATTGGCGGTATTGAGGGATACAAAGTAGTTGAGGTTGATTATTCACAAGTAGAGTTAAGGTTGGTAGCTCACTATTCAAGAGATGAGGCTTTAGTTAAAGCATACAATGAAGGTCAAGATATACATACCTTAACTGCTCAAGCGATGACAGGTAAAGTAGAACCTGAGGCGGAAGAGAGAAAGAAAGCTAAAGCGGTTAACTTTGGTTTTGTTTATGGTATGGGTGCCGAGAAGTTTCAAATGTATGCCAGAGATAATTTTGGTCTAAAGATAACTCTTGATGAGGCACAAGATACTCGTAGGAAATTCTTTCAGACTTATCCTACATTAGTTGATTGGCATGAACAACAAAGACAAATGGTTCGTAGAAAAGGCTGGGTAATGAACCCGCTTGGTAGAGTAAGACATTTGCCCGATATAGATTCCAGTAATGAATACTTTAGGGCACAAGCAGAACGCCAAGCAATCAACTCACCAGTCCAATCATTAGCCAGCGACTTTATGTTAATGTCCTTAAAAGAATTAGATAAAAAATACAAGGATAATAAAGGTGTTGAACTTATTGGTACAGTTCATGATTCCATTTTATTCTTAATTAAAAATGATGAGGATTTACTTACTAGGTTAAATGAGATTAAACAAGTAATGGAAAACCCTGACCTATCTTACTATCAACCATTTAAATTATCAGTACCTTTGACTGTGGATTTTAAAGTTGGTCAATGGTGGTCTGAAGGTGCAGAGGATTTAGTTCTTGAATAACTAACCAGTTATGTTATAATTCATTAGAGGAGGAGAGTAGTGATTACAATATCGCAATCCAAACTCAAGACTTTTAGGCGATGTCCTAAACAGTATGAGTATAAATATATCCAACAACTTGAGGCTAAGCGTAAGTCATTACCATTAGCGTTGGGTAATTGGATCCACTCTCTTTTAGAAACTCATTACAAAGGTGATGATTGGTTGGAAACTTATGCCGACCTAACACACAAATTTAATGGGTTAATGACAGAGGAAAAAGAACACTACGGAGATTTGCCAGGTATATCGGCTAGACTTATGAACGGCTATATGTATCAATGGGAAGAGGAAGATAAGAACCTTGAGATAATTTCTGTAGAGGAAGAGTTTGAAGTGGATATAAATGACCAGCTTAAGTTTAAGTTTAAGCCAGACATGATTGTCCAAGACAAACGAAACGGTATGGTAAGTGTCTGGGACCATAAGTCTAACAAGACTTTACCAGATACAGAGTGGCGTAATACAGATATACAATCCACATTATATTTGTGGGCGTTAAAGAAACTTGGTATAAATGTTGACCAGTTTATCTTTAACTATATCCGTACCAAACCACCTACTAAACCGCGTATGACCAAGTCAGGTCGTATGTCTAAGGTAAAGATAGAGACCGATTATTTAACCTTGAAAGAATTTATCGAGGAAAATGATTTGGAAATGACAGATGAACTAACCCATTGGTTAGAGAGTTTGCAGAATAGTTCCAACTTTTATAAGAGGATAACTATCGCTAAACCAAAATTACTTACGGACACAATGATACAAGAATTGTTGGCTACCGCAGAAGTTATTAACTTCATGGATAGCCGAGATGAATTGGCTTATTATCGTGTTCTAGGTAAAGCATGTGATTGGGATTGTTCGTTTCAGGATTTATGTAATGCTGAATTGTTAGGATCCCCACAAGCTAACCAAATAAGAAAACAGAAGTATAAACCCAAGGAGGTAAGAAATGGACGAGGCTAGATTAGCCGAAATCATGTCGCAAGTATCTCCCGTAGATAAGATAGACCAGACATTACACATGACGGTCTATGGCAGACAGAAAACAGGCAAGACTAGATTTGCTTGTTCTGGTCCAAAACCAATCTTATTTATGGCTGAGCCTGGTGTCATGACAGTTCGAGATGTGCCTGACCTTCAACTGTTTCCAGTTGATAAGAAAGGCAAACCTACAAAAGTTCAATGGTCTAGTGCCTATGACTTTTTGTATTACCTTAAGTATGCAGACCATGATAGAAAAACTGTTGTGGTAGATACAGTCACCGCTTTGGCAAGAACATGTATGAGGTATATTCTAAAAGATGAGGAAAGCCGAGATACAGAACGCATGCCAAACAATCCAACTATGCAAAGTTGGGGTAGATTATCTCAATCCATGAACGAGTTTATGGAAGAGTTATCTGCGGTATGTAGAACTCAAGGTATGCACTTGATATATTTGGCACAAGAACGATACTTAAAAGAGGATAGCAACGCCGCTGGTCCCGACATCGTTCCAGATGTATCACCAGCAATTAGGTCTACGCTATGTGAAATGCCAGACATAATTGCTAGAACCTTTGTAAGAGAAGGTGACTTACCAGCTAACGCACCACTTACTCAAGACCCACCATTAGAATATGGTATGGAATTTAGAAGTGCGAAGTCATTAGTAGGTGAGAGATTAACCACTGGGGACGAACAAGTATTGCCTAACTGGGCAAAAGATGTGACCGTTCCTAAATTACTCAAAAAACTGGGAGGTAAATAAATGAGTGAAGGTAAAGTCAATATCCAAAGTGAAAGTCAAATTAAGGTTGACTTCACAGGAGTTGAAAGTAAAACCAGAAAGCCCGTTATACCTGAAGGTAATTACCCAGCTAAAGTAGTAGAGGCAAAAGCTGAAACTTCTAAAGCAGGTAACCCGATGGTTGTTTGGACTTTTGAATTAGAAGGCGGAGATTATACCGGCGCAAGATTTTGGTATAATACTGTCTTACTTCCACAATCTCTATGGAATTTTAGAAATACTTTAGAGGCATGTGGAGTAGAAGTAGCAGGCTCAGGTGCTATGGATATACCTTTAGATAGATTAGAAGGAAGACAATGTGCAGTAGCCATCGTTGATGGTGAATACAATGGGCAAAAGAGGTCAGAAATAAATGATGTCTTTAGCCGTAATTTACTTCAATCATCTGAGGTTAAAACCGAAACTGCGGTTGACACAACCAACAGTATTGAGTTATAATTAGATTGCTACCTCCTCTCTCGTAGCAATAAAGAGTGGTATGTCAGGCGCCAAGACATACCACTCTATTTTTTTAAGGAGAGTTAATGAATATTTTTTACCTAGATAAAGACCCTGTTAAATGTGCTATGGCTCATAATGATAAGCATGTGGTTAAGATGATTTTAGAATACGCCCAGCTAATGAGTACCGCTCATCGGATCCTTGATGATATAGCACCATACGAAAATGATATTTTATATAAGGCTTGTTATATTAATCACCCATGTGGTAAATGGATAAGACAAACAAGTGGCAACTATGATTACACCTTTAAACTATGGCGTGCTTTGTGTGCCGAATACACTTACCGTTATGAAAAGATACATAAAACCGAAACAAGATTACTTGAGGCATTAAGACATTTACCTAAAAATATACTACCCCAGCCAATGACTAAACCAGTTTTAGCTATGCCTGATGATGTTAAGAATAACCGTAGTGCTTTGTTATCATACCGAGCCTACTATAATGTTCATAAGAAACACCTACTCAAATATACTAAGAGGGAGATACCTAAATGGGTGCAAGAGAAAGCGTAGTTCATAGAGCCATCCTAAAAGAGTTAAGAGATAGAGGTGGTGTGTGGATTAAAGTTCATGGTTCTGCACAACAAGGTGCAGGTATATCAGATATTATTGGTTGTATTCATGGACGGTTTGTGGCATTTGAAGTCAAACGAATTGACGGTAACCACAAACTAAGCCCACGACAGAAATATTTTTTAGAGAAGGTATCTAATGCCGGTGGTATTTCAGCAGTTATCTATACACCAGATGAGGCTATAGAAATACTAGAACACCACGGACTTTAGTACCTTTTCTTTTTCTTACTTTTTTTCTTTTTCTTTGCTTTATATTTCATTAAGGAGTAGCTATTTTGGTTTTAGCAAACTCTTTAATTACCACTAAAGCGGCAGCACCACCAGATAAAGCGGCCAACTGAACTGCGTCAGCGTCCACTCCAACTAAAGGTGCGACTGTAAGAGCAGAAATAAAAGCCTCGACAAATGTCCAGATTGTTTTTTCTGCTAGGTCTTTATAGTCCATATTTATATAACCTCCATATTAGATATTGTATTGTTCCCTACCACAAATGTCAAGGTTCCGGGATCCGAAATCAAAGCATGTGTATTCTCGGCCCATCTACTACCACCATCTATTGAAGGTGCTTGAAGGAATAGGGTATTGTATTCTTGTACTATTGATAAGTGGTGGTAATGGCCCGACAATAATATATCACAACCATCCGCTTTTAATTTAGCTAATGATTGTAAAGCCAACCACTTCTGTTGTTTAGCAAAAGAGTTAGTACCTCCACTTCGGAATTGATGGCCATGAGCAAAGACACATTTCTTTCCTCTTATATCAGTCACCACTACCAGTTCATCATCGGGTATATCAAACCTTACATGTTTGTAGGCTTGTTTGTTCTCGGCTATGACCGCCTCTAGTATTTCAAATACATGGATATCCCAGTTATCACCGAAGGTTGTAAATGCTCTACCATTTTTTCTTACCTCCCCATGATTACCTGGCACACAAGCTATGGTTACCTTGTTAAACAAAGGTGCCCAAGCCTTTACTATCTTAATTAGTAATTGCCATGCTAACCTTACTTGACTTCTCATATCCAAATCAACACTAAAGGTTTGCATATCATAGTGACCATCGCAACCTTCAACTAAATCCCCTAACCCCACAATATATAATTCATCTATCTTGTGGCCAGTTTTTCTTAGGTCTTTAACTTGTTGCTGGACATCAACTATCATTTGATTAACCTTTTTAATTACTTCTTTTGTACCCCCACCATCCGATTTACCTAACTGCCAATCAGCTAGGGCTACCACAAAAGTTTCATTACCTTTAGGTAGTTTAGGTTTGGGTTTATCATTTTTTATTAGCTTGACCAAATCATCAAATACATCTGGGTCCATTGGCGTCTTTTTCATCAACCGAAGTTTATAATAATGTAGGCGTTCAACATGGTTACCCATATTGGTATCCCAACTTCTTACTTCAACTGGATCCAATATATCATAGTCAGCCGGGTCTAAACCTAGGCTTTCAATATGATTATTTATATCTGGATTTGCACTCGGATTAGTGCTTAGGTCTGCTCTCTCATCACTACTAATGCTATACCTCCTGGTCCATCGTAGCCTGACGGCGGTGCCCACGATTTAAACTGTAAGTCCTCTATTCTCACAGTCACCGATGGCGTACCGTTAGGTAAGTGGCTACCAGGGTCTTGAAACTGTATAATCTTACCACTTCTATAGATTTCCACAAGTTCATTTAACTTCTCCTGGCTATAGCCACCGTAGCCAAATGTCTGGCCACTGTTTGCTATCATTGTATCATATAACATTATAGGCACAAAATATCTATACCTTCCTTTTACTTTAGGCTCACCTCTAGTTCTCCACTCTAATAAAATAGGGGTATTAGTAGCAGAGCCTAAGGTCTTTAAGGTAAGTTTTAATTCAAATCTGGATATATCTTTTTCTAAGGTTTGTTCAATAATACCATATACTCTATCGGTTACCTCTGTATCTGCCTCCCAATCGGCGACAATGTTTTCATAAGCCTCAGTATTATCTCTTTTTATATCCACATCTAATAAGCCTGTACCTTTAAGCATGGCGTCAAAGTATCTTATGGTTTTAACTTCAAATGTACCGTATCTTATTTCGCCTGTTTCTAATGTACCAGTACCTATGTAATCAGTAGCATGTTCCTTTATAACTCTACTATGACCACCGCCTCCTACATTATTTACAGAGAATAATAACCTACCACCAAACTGTGCAATACTGGTGACATCACCTTGAATATCATACATAAGATGAGAGGAAAAAGTAGTATCAGCCAAATTTATTTTACCTATACCAGATGAAGTACCATCATATTTAGTCCAACCAAAGTATGCGTAATCACCATCTAACTCAATGGCTTTAACTGCATAGTTTAAGTTGTGGTCATCAGATACCAACAAAGAACTTACTTCTAAGGATCCAGTTTCATCAGTTATAACTGCTAACCTTATTCCTTTATTTGTACCTATAACTAAGGCTCTACCCAAGTATCCCCTAATAGTATGCACAATCTCTCCCTCAGGCGCTTTAAACACGCTTATCGGCGCTCCCAGGGTGCTTGTATCAGCATAAGCTAAGTCTTGAGTAGTTAATCTAGTGGCGTAAATCTCAGAAGTTTCACCAGCATAACCAGAGGCATAGATGGCTGGACCACTCTCAGTTATTGAAGTCCATTCCCAGTCTGTTGTTCTGTGTGTAAAATGTGGGTCGGGTGCGGTAGTAGTAGATAAATCCACTTCATATAATTTATTATCTTTAGCGGCCATTAATCTACCTTTCACAAAAGATATTAATGAAGGGTCTAGGTCATTAGCTAATGAACCTTCACTACTCCAACTACCACTATCAATGTCGGCTTTTCTGATATTATTTGTTCCTGTCCAACAGACATAAACATATTGGCCATCAGTAGTAATTGAAGTTATATCTTGACCACTACCAGGCCCGCCTAAATCATTAGCAGTATAAGTACCATCTACAGTTGTGCCTCTATATAATGAACCATCTTTTGAATAGAATATATATCCGCCTGCAATAAACCAATTCAAATCATCGCCGGTGCTATTATCCACACTGGCCGTATCTTTTAATAATTTCAATTGGCCTTCTGTCCATATATCTATACCTTTACTTTGTTTAAAAGAAAACCTATTAGAACCCTCGGCGTCAAATATGTTTTGACCAGCACCGCCTACCCATGAGTGTTGGGCTCTAGTCCACCATTGTTCAAATGTTTGTTCGCCTGGTTCAGCAGAGGTATCTAATCTTTGTTTTTGAACTGGTATAGATTGAACGGTGTAAGCTCTATAATCAAATGGTGCCTCGTCCTCTAATGTAGATAAGAGATAACCAGTACCATCTATACCCACAGACCATAGACCGCCAATACCTACTGCTTTAGAAAATTCCTCAAACGATAAGTCATAAGGAAAATCTAAGTTTAATTCTGATTTAGCCAATTATAAACCCCAATGTCTTGTGTTAATTCTAGGTTTTGGTTTAGGTGGTGTAGTATCATAATCTATATATTCCACACTTGCACCCCCATTTTCAATAGCCTCTACCACAATCGGATAGATATGTTTATATGCCGAAACGCTAGAGCCTATAAACCCATCGGGTTTTATTAAATTACTTTCTTGGCTTTGACCCACAATTAAACAACCTGAAGTATGCTCATCTGTATTGCCTGTATGCCATAATATGTATTCAAACCCAGGCACCTCTTTTACCCAAATCATACCCTTATGAAATGCTCCATATTTCTTTACATACCTACTATGAAAACCCCCCACTGTTCTAAGCTCTAACCTATATTTACCAGCGGGGATCCTAGTTTCGTGCATTACTTTGGTATCTCTTTTTTCGTCCTCTAATGTATAACACAAAAATTGTTTGGTGCCATTTTTATTTTTCTTAAATAGAATACCGTTTGTGCTATCCTTTTGAGAACTAAACCTTAATACTTCAAACTCTGTCATTATTCCTCCACATAGTCGTTATCATGGGTGGCTTTATGTACCTCACCCAAGCAATGGTCACTACCGTATTTACAATTACATATCTGTGTAAAAGAACCATCTTCCTTTACATCTACCATGCACATTATTTTCTAAAACCAATAGTCAATAACCATACGGCTAATGTTATTATAGTCGCTAATCCTGTTATTTGCTGGGCACTACCGGTCAAGGTAAGTGTCGCAATAACAAGACCGACTAAAGTCCAGCTTAAGTTTAGGGTCTCTTTAATAATGGTGATTAACCAGTTCCATATCTTTTTTATCATATTGATTTCCTAAACATAAATGCGGACATACTAGCTATTCTAGTCAAAATTACAGGAACTACAACTTCCTGTGCTTTTTCCTTTTGGTCACTTGTCATGTCATCTCCTATGTTATCTATACTTATTCCTTCCAAATCTAAATCAATAAATGTTTCTATTGGGTTCTCTAAGAAGGCCTCATATTGTACCTCTACTACCACATCAGAAAAAGTGTAATCCTCTACATCTTTATTTTCTATGGCTCTCTCTACATATTCCTCTACTGCCTCAGCTATTACTTCGTCCTTCTCGATTTGTTCTGCGATAATTTCCACATCATCAGTTTCTACCGATAAGACTTCAGCCACAACTTCAACTTGTTCCTCTGTTAATTCCTCTATATCCTCTATAGCCTCTTCCACTACTGCTTGAATTACTTCCTGAACTTCCTCACTTACTTGGTCTAAATTATCTATACCAGTTTCTACAACTTCCTCAATAATTTCTATGACTTCCTCTGTTTCAAGTTCCTCTACATACTCCTCAATTACTTCAGCAACTTCTTCCTCTGTTAAATCTTCCTCTATAATTTCTATCTCAATAATTTCCTCAAGTTCCTCTGTTGGTTTCTCCTCAACATCTTTCTGTATTGGCTCAACCAAAACTTCCTCATCAACTTCTTCATCTATCACCTCCTCTATAATTTCCTCTATTATAATAATCTCATCTGGTATCTCTATAATTTCCTCTGGTATTTCTATAACTTCAACGATATCCTCAAACTCTTGTATAAAATCCACCAGCTCTTGTACCTCTTCCTCTGGTATATCTAAATCCTCTAACTCTGCTAATATTTCAGCCTCTTCCAAAGCCTCTAATTCTGCGTCTATTTCTGCTTGGATCCTTTTTTCCTCAGCAATTCTTTCTTCCTCAGCAATTCTTTCAAGTTCAAGTAATTCTTCCTCAGTAGGCCCTTCCTCAATCTCCTCTATTTCTTCCTCTATTTCTTCCTCGATAATATCAACAACAACATCAGGTATATCAGAGCAATCACCGGGTTGATAGCCAAACCAATTTCCACTTTCTACTGCCTCCAAGTATTGTTTATATGATAAAGGATTGTTAGGATGTTCGCAACCATTCTCGTCCCAAGCTAAATAAGTAGTAATACCATCTTCCACAACTTCTTCCGCTTTAGGTAATGTGGTGCTAGTGGTTGTTGTAGTTGTAGTAGGAATAGTGCTTTCATCTACATATTGCCAGTATAATGTATCGAATACAGTAGGGTCGGATACATTAACTTCAAACTTGGTAATAAATTTATCTGTGTTAGCCTCATCATTATTGTAATCCGTAAATGATTTATAAAAGGTATCATACATAGTGGAAAAGTCTGTATTACTTTGACCTGATTTTTCTATAGTTTCATCTGTTCCATCGGCATAATAATATTTAACGGAGTATGCTTGATTTACTGCACCCACTAAAAATCCTACTTCATATACATCTTCCGAAAATTCAAAAGTGGTACTACTATTAATTCCTAATGAACAACCTATAGTTCCGTATTGGTCTTGTTCCCCACAATAAATAGCACCGCCACTAACTGTTAGGCCATCTTGATATGTGTCATCACTAAAATCCTCATTTATTGTGACCTCACCAGGTACTTCCTCTGCAAATACAGGAAATGGTGCAAGTAGCACCATGACCGCAAGTATTCTTATTAATTTATTTAGCCTCCGCAACAGCCGCCACCACAACAGTCCATGAGTCCTCCTACATAAATGCGGCTACTATTAAAACCACTGTAGCCACTAATCCCAATACTTTATAAAATTCTGATTTGTCCAATTTACTATCTAGTTTTTCCTCTAGTTTATCCAATCTCTCAATTACCATGTTTAATAATTCCTTGTTAGTATAACCGTTAGATGTCATTATTCCATATCCCAAGTGTCTTGCCAATTCCAAGTGTCTTTCTCTTTATAATAATATGGTTGTTTGTCAGATGTACCTCTTAAATAACTCCATAGAGTACCATAGTTTTCCAAGATTAAAACGATTAAAAGTAGGTACAAAAGCGTTTGCATATTACGGTTTAGGATTGGCGTCTTTTACGGCTTTAACTGCTTTATACCATTCGCCTGTTTTATCTCCTTTTCCAGCAGTCATATCGTGGTATAACAAATCTAATTGTTCTGCAATTTCAGGATAGGTTTCTTTTCTAACATATTTATAACCATTAGTTTCTTGGTCTATTTCATTTGCTCTAATTTCATCTGCCCAAGCATTTATGGTTTCATTGTATTCTTCCTCATCAAAAACTCTACCATCACTTTTTAAAGTAGGATTGTCAGTTTTTAATTGGGCTTTTATTGTGTCTAAACTTCTAGCCATTATTTTACATACCCCCATATTGCAATATTTCCTGAGGCTATATTGCCTGAACTTGCATAAATTCTTATACCATCTATAGTTGTGTTGTCTTTAGCAAAACCAATTTTGTTAGATATATATTTAGTTCCATTACCTTGTTCTCTAATACTTCTTGAAACCCAAGTTTTTTCTGTGTCGTGTGGAAACAACTCTGCAATAGCGTGTCCATATTCTCCACTATCAGTTCCAGTACTAAATGTTATATCAAAATATCCTGTTGGATTAGAGGCAGAGCCTGCTAAGGATCCAGAGCTATTTGTCGCCATTGTATATGCGGCTCTATGGGTATACAGAGAAGTAAGAACATCAGAACCATCATTTCTAAAACCTAATCTTGCAGAGGCGTCATCAGTTGCAGGGTGGAAATCTTTTAAAATAATTTTATATCCATAATATTTAGTACCATCACAAACATCAAAATCTTTATCGGCGTCATCACTAAATGTATATTCCCCTAACTTTACTAATCCTCCACCTGCAGTGGCTACTAAAAAATTGTCTTTGATTAAAGCACCATCAATGGTCACGCCACTTCCAGATGAATTTTCATTTATTGTATTTACCTGTAATTCACTCATAATCTATCCTTTAGGGTACTTGTCTTTTACTACTTTTCTTGCCGCTTGTAAATCTGTAAGAGTATCGCCACCATCTAGTAATGCGTGTATGCAATCTAATATACCAGGGTATTCTGATTGTCTATTTCTTTCCCAATCCTTAGTATCATACTCTGCTTGTAGCCTAGCTTTTTCATCAGCTATTTGTTTTTCAGTAGGTTGGGTTTCTTCGCTACTCCATTTAGTTATAACATTATCACTCATAACAAATTTAGCTCCTGGAACTAAACTTTGGACTGCGTCTATTTCTCTTACTTCTCCATTAAGATACATTATCCACCTATCTCCATTAAAATAATATGTTGCATTAAGTTTTGATAACCTACTTCTATTTGACCAGAACCTGAACCTGCAAACTTGGCTTGTGTTTTATAAGTAAGTGCAGAGGTGCTACTTGGTGCATCAAGAAATGTCATCTGAAATGGTGCAGCCACATAGTTATTACCATCTCCGTGTAAATATGCTTTCATACCTAAAGACCTGTTAGTAAGAACTGTAGAACCTCTAAGTAATTGAATATAACCCCAAGGTATAGCACCTGGAGCCCAAGATAATGTAGAGTGATTTACTAAAACCAATATCTTACTTGATGTAGAACTAGGCGTAATAGTGGCGTCTAAGTTTGTGTCCTCAAAACTGGTGTTTGTAATTTGTTCATTTGTAGAGTGAGTTCCTAATACTGTTTGTAATACAGAACCACTTTGTAAATTTAATGTGCCTGTTGCATTAGGAATAGTAATTGTCTTGTCTGAACCTAAAGAGCTAGGCACAGTTAATCCCACTGTATTGGATCCATCTGATATTTTAATTACTCCTGGCATTTATTCTCCTGGCTTAGGGTTGTCATCTTTTACTTTCTTTATTATAACTTTCCAAGCGTCTATTCCATTATGATAAATTTCATCTAGTTGGTCTGGTATAGAAGGATAAGCAATTTTTCTAGCCTCTTTCACTTCTATTTCTGCAATCTTATTTGTAATATCACTATCACTTGGCTCTGTTGCATTACCATCAAAATATACTACAGATAAATCAGGTTTGACTTGAAACTGTGTACCACCAAGTTGTGATATTGCTGATGTTTTTATATCTACTGAATCCATACTATCCTGCTATCTCTATTAAGTGAATACTTGATGGGCTTTCAGTTCCTGTAACTTGCTGATTTGCTCTTACTCTACCTGAATTTTCAGTTGTGCTGCCTCTAATTTGTGTTTTATATGTTATTGAAGAAGTTGAACTAGGGCTATCTATGTGAGCCAATGTTTGAATTTGTGGTTGTACTAATCCCGTAGATGCTTTATACCACCATTGACCAAGTTGAGTGCTATCTCTCATTATATTTACATAACCTTCCATATCTCCACCACCACTTCTCTCTGCATTTAAAGTTTGAAATACAAAAACCATTATTTTACTTGATGTTGAACTAGGAGTTATATCAGCAGTAAGTCCTGTGTTGCCGTTTGAAAAAGATGTTGTAGCTATTGCACCTGTATCAGTTGTTGTGGTTCCTGTTACAATTTGAAGTATTGGCTTACTCATAATAGAACCCGAGGTCACATCTTTTATTTTAAGACCATCTATTGACACACCATTAGCAGAAGTTTTTTCTTGTATTGTATCTACCTTAATTATTGAACTCATAATACCACCAATGTTCCTTGATTAGTTATTACTCCTGTTATTTCTATTGGTCCAGCCATAACTGCTCCTTCACTAGAGCCAATCGTATAAGTGGCCGCTTGTGTTTGATGGTGTCTAAAAGTTCCACCGGCAGTTGTTAATGCAATACCACCTCTATTCCAGTCAGCCATATCGGTATTATCTATTTCATAATGAATACCAGTACCTGTGCCTGTATCTGTAATAGTAAAATCTGAATCCCCTTCGGTTATTGCGTCCGATGAGGCAGAAACTGCTAAGTTAATCTTACCGGATCCCGAGGCATTATCAGCATAAGTGGCAGTAATACCTGTTTCAGTATTGCTACTAAACATGGCACCTACAATGTCCTCTACTTGTTCAGAGCTAACACTGGCGCCATCTACATAGGCTTTTACTGATTGTTGAGAAGGTGGACGAGTAGCACTATTGGTGGACATATCGTCCTCATCGATTAAAGATAAAGTTTGACCATCCACATAAGCCTTTACTGATTGTTGGGATGGGGGTCTAGTAGCTGAGTTAGTAGCCATGTCGTCCTCATCAATTAAAGTTAAATGTGTTCCTAAAGCGGCGTGAGTATCAACATAAGCCTTAACAGATTGCTGGGAAGGAGGTTGTGTAGCACTATCGCTAGAAAAGTTATCCTCATCAATTAAAGTTAAATGAGTTTGGCCATCCACATAGGCTTTGACAGATTGTTGAGAAGGTACTGAAGTTGCGGAGTTAGATGACATATTATCCTCATCAACTAAAGTTAAATGTGTATTAAGGGCCGCGTGAGTATCTACATAAGCCTTTACTGATTGTTGAGTAGGTAAATGTGTAGCCGAGTTAGATGACATATTATCCTCATCTTTTGTGGCTACTGTAAAATCTATATTTCCATCAGTATCATCGTATTCAACCGTTATAAAATTTTCATCACCATCTAACATACCACCTACAACATCTTCTATTTCCTCATCGGTATGTTGAGTATAGGCTTTTATTTGTGAGGCATTAACTTTTTTCTCTACGCCTCCATCTGATATAGCAAAATCATCGGTATCTGCAATCGTAATTCCAGACCCATCTGTCATACCATCTATGTTTAATATTGCCTCTGCATTACCATACTCTAAGGCATTACCGGCGTCATTAACTTTTAATACTTGTTTAGCGGATCCCAAAGAACTAAGACCTGTACCACCTTTTGTTGTTGGTACTGTGCCGGTCACATTGGCTATAGGAATATTTGTATGGCCATCTGAAGTGGCATGACTGTGAGTATATAATGCGTCAAAATCCTCAGCCGCAGCCACATGTTTAATACTTGCTCCAGAAGTGTGAGCCCTTGCAGTTGTATTATCATAACCTCTTGAAAGTGAGCTAAAGGTTGTACCAGATTTAGCCGCTACTTTAATTATTTCCTCAGATGAAGTACCTGGATTAATTGCTATTGTAAATGGTACTGCGGGATAACCAGTAGAACTATTAACTGTCAAGGAAGTATCGGCATCCGAAATAGATGTCGATAAGGTTGTTGCTACTGCGGTATTACTGAAATATTTTCTAGCCATATCTACTCATTATAAATGGTTTATTATCCAAGTGTAGTCGGTTTTTACAATCTTGCAACAATTCCTCAAAACGAGCCTGGTACCACTCGCCTGTTCTTACTGATAAGAATGGAGGTGATTCCTGAGCCCTTTGATGACTTTGTGCGTTCTTTTTCTGCGTGTTCTCTAACTCTTCCTGAACTGCTAATCGGTTCATTGAAAAATAAAATAAAAGGTCTGTCATGTAATCTTGTAAGCCTACTGCTGAGGTCATATCATTATTTTCCGCAGTAAATCTAGTAAAAGGTGAGGAGTATGTAATACGAATAGTTGCTGAGGATGGTAAAGATTTTCTTATCATAACTGCTTTACCCCCAGAGAAATCACTTGTGTCCATGTGGTGCATTAATTCAAAATCACCTATATGTTCCCATTGACTTGCATTGGTATTTACTTGATATTGAACGGTTAATATTTTAGATGTATCTGACGGCATATTATATCCAATGGTATTATTGCTATATGTAGCAGTGGTTGTAGAAGTTTTATATATAGTTGGATATATTGAAGTAAGGCAATCGTTAAATAAATCTAAAACATCAGCCCTTGAAACTCTAGGATTTACATAGATAGGTGTATTTGCACTATGAGTAGCGGCAGTAGAATTTAACCAACCTCTTATAACAGTAGCAGTTTTTAAAGTGGTATCCACAGTTTGAACCAACATTAATTCTTGGTCAACTTCTGCAACTGAGCCTGGTCCCCATGCTGGTAGAATTCCAGTATATACCAAACTTGTGGTACTTGCGTTCATGTCCGTAGCTAATATATCTGCGTTGTCATGCCTATTAAAGGCTTTAGTTATTCTATCTATTATGGTACTTGCGGCTGCCATTATCCTCCTACTTTAAATAATATTTCACGGATTACTTCCTCAATAATTGTTAAGTTTTGATTAAACCCTGAAATACTATCTTGATATGCTTGAACCTGTGCCTTTAAAGTTGCTACTTCTTGTTGAAGGTCATTAACTGTTTTAAATAACCAACCTACCAAGGCAGCTAAACCCCCTTGTAGTATTTGACTTAAATTAACTTTTGCCTCCATTATTCTTCCTCTTGTTCTGGTTTGGGGTCAGAGGGACCCTCATAAGTTGAGATAGTCCCTCTAACGGTTCCCATTATGTTAATGCGTTAAATTTGAAATGGGCTTTTTCATTTTTAACTTTCATTGAGGATTCCCCAATGAGTTGAAATTGTTGGCGGTCACCAGTTTTTGCTAGTGCCTCCATGAACCATCTATCAAACCATACTAGGTTGATGTATTGTGGTTCTAGTCCAAACAACATATCGCTTGGTACCCATCTGTTTAACATTACATACACTCTACCGAAATCGGTATCCAAGTAATCTACGACTGCACCTCTGATGTTTTCGTCCTGTGAGAAACGAATATCATCGGAATCAAATGCGTTGATTTTTCTCTTTTGAGCGCCACCTACGACAAGTAATGAAACATTACCGCCGGCGTCAAATGAGTTCTGCATTTGGTCGTTGATTTTTGCCATGGTTAGTGTGTTAGTTGAGCTATCCACATTACTTGTAATGAAGTAGTCAAGTCCACCCATGGACCTTTTCTTGTTTGAAGTGTCCTCATTTCTGGATCCCAGAATAAGGTTTTGTTCCATTTTGATTGCGGCTTCTTTAAGCCTCTTACCACCTTGGTATGCAATCTCAGAACTTACACCGTATTTAGCGGCTTTTTCCTCGGAACGAGTGACCTCTAACTCATCTTGGTATATTTGTGTCATGTTATATTTGGAAACTCTTTGAAAGTTTACCCCGGATACTGGATCCGCACCTTCAACTGGTAGTGTTCCTAATATATACACAACAGCATCATCATTATGGGCGGCAGCAGTACTGTCCCCATAACCTCTAGCAACTGTTAAGTTGTTGCCTGATACCGCTGATACTGTTAAAAGTTCATCATCTACTCTAATAAGGTCATTAGCCTTAAAATAACCACCATTATCAACTGTTAAAGTTGTGGCTGAGTTATTTATGTTGCTACCCATATTAATTGCATCGGATGCCGGAACGAGTTCGTCCTCTATCCATTCTACTTTTTTAGATGATGTATCTTCCGATGATAAAGCTGAACCGCCTTCTGCACCGTAAGTACCTAAGAAAGGCACATCAAAAGGTGAAATCAAATGGATTGCGTCTTCCATATCGAGTTTAACCCCGATAGTGGAATCATAGGTACGCCTTGTACCTGATTGTGTAGCCATTTATATTCTCCTATTAATTAGCACTTATACTTATCGGCTTGGGTTTATAATCATGTTGATTAAAACCTTCGCCATTTTTTAAGGGTTTACCTTGTTTGTCAAGATAAGCAACTCCTCGCTCATCTTTTCTTGTACCCTTTTCCCACGCATTTGTTGGTCTACGCGGCGGTTTATTATTTTTTGTCGATGGCATAGCCGAAGGGGCTATGTTCATTTCTAGTGTATCAACCACAGAGTTGCAATCGGTACAGAAATTCCTATTATGGTCTTGCTTTATCCCACATGCCTGACAAATTCTCAAATTAGTTCTCCTGGTTAATCTGATTATCAAATAAAGCCTCTAATGCCTCGCCTATTGCGTAGTCATCTGCTTTACCTGATTTCTTTGATTGCTTGTAGGTATCGGCTGCCAATTTGGAAGTATCTACACTATTGTCTGGTATACCACTAGAAGTACCGGTAGCCGCAGTTGCGATTTTCTCCATATCGCTAACGGCCTCAGAGGGTTGCACCCCTGAAGGCTCGGGCCTGATACTTTCCAATGCCTCTTTATACGCCTCAACATTATCAAAGCCAGCCGCATGAGCAGCCTTAGTTTGAAACTCAAGTTCAGCTTTTTGCTTTCCTTGTGCCTTGATAATAAGAGTTTCTAGTGTAATATCCGTAGGGGCAACATCAATCAGGTCATCAGCATTTAAATCCACACTTTGGTATGCCTCTGGTAGACTATCTTTAAGAGATTTTATTTTTGCCTCTTTGGCGAAAGGAGCAAGTTGGTCTACTTGTGCTTGTAGCTCACTGGCCTTTTCAGCTTTTTCTCTTAATGCAGAACCACTAAACTCAGCCTCTAACTGGTCTAATGCCTCAATGTTTCCTTCTTTTGCTTGTCCGATTAATTCCTCGAATTTACTCATAGTTTCTCCTTTATACGCTTATTGGTCGGAGAACCAATAAGGTTATTTAGTTCGCCTGATACGGTCAGGGTTCCGTTATTCATCTAGTATCCACCTCTACGAGTTTCACCTAAGCCGGATAGACCGCCTGTTCGGCTAAATCGTCCGGTGGTACCAGCTTGAAATTCTGATAGGGCGGTGTCAAATATTTTCTTTCTTTGACCCGCAACATTTGTATCCTCATGGAATACATAATCTTGTATTTGTTCATCACTCAATGGACTAATACTATGGATCCTTGCTAGTTTTGTCAAGGATTCCTTCTCTCTAGCTACTTCTGAAAATCCATCTTTAGCTAGTTCCTCGGTCACACCATATTGTCTTAAAAAGTCGGCTCTTGACCTAGTTATATTTAATCCATATTTCATAGCCGCTCCACCTATTTGTGCAGTGGCTATCTGATTTTCTAATACTTCTACCCCTTTAGATGGGTCTAAAAAGTATGTAAGTAAATCGGATTCTGTTGGTGATACACCATAAAAATTTTCAAATGTGGTTTTAACTTGGTCATAACTCTCTCTTACTTGTGCATAACCTCTATCTATTCTACGGGCAAAATCTACTACATCGACATTACCAGCCACAAGAGTAGCAACATTATCTCTAAACTCTGAGCCTGTTATACCACCACTTGCAAATACATCTGTTATACCATAACTATTTAAAATAGTAAATACAGACCTTTCATATTCTAGGTATTCACTTTCTTTCATAGGCGGTAGACCAGCCGCTTGTCTTTGAACTAAACCAGCAAACCTTTGTTTATAATCATCGGTTTGTCTTATCTCATCTATTAAAACACCGGGATCCGATATACCTTGAAATACAACAAGGTCTACCACATTGTTAATAAAATCGGTAGAAAAATACTGTAGCCAAGGATTATTCTGTATAGTTCTCTGTATAAAATCCGTATCAGTAATAGCCATTATTCAAATCCTAGCATACTTCCGATAGAATTAACACTATCCGTAAATTCATTTTCCGCTTTTTTTGTTTTTAAAAATCTATCATCGGCTCTTATTGCAAGGTCTATATCTTTACCCTGTAATTCACCACCTAAAACTTTAAGTAATAATGGGTCATTATTTTCTACTGAGTTTAATTCTAAACCTTCTTTTAATATTGCTTTAGCACCAGATGAATATTGGTTCCATGTTAATGTTGGGTCTTTACCTATATGTGTAGCACCTGAACCAGTTTGTATTGTATTCATTACGCTATTCCAATCTATCTCATTTGTAGATAATTGCCTTGCTAATTCACGATAGTGGCCTTCATCTACTGCTACATGATTACCATAATAAACATTGTGGCTATTTAATATTCTTGAATAGTTGGCATTGTCTTGACCGATAGCGGCATTTTTAGCTGAGAGTTGGTCACTTACTCTTTGTTCTGCAGGTGAGCCTACAACACCTTGAGCCTCAGTAGTCATACTATATTGAATAGCCTCAGCAGTTGTTTGACCACTTGCTATTTGTTTGGCTTGGTCTGTAAAATGTTTTAATCCATCAGCAGGATATTCACCATTTTCAAAAACATAATGAGATAATAAACCATAGGCTTGTCTTTCTACGGCTAATTCTTTTTCTGTATCTGACATGCCTGCCCAATCTCTGGCGGCATTTGACATGTTATTATAATAAGAAGTATTTTTATAGGCCGCCTCTACTTGTTTAGAATCCCAGCCTTCTAAATATCCTTGTAAAACTAATCTTTTTAATTCAGGTGTGTCTAATGGTACAAAAGCTCCAAACTCAGCAAAGATAGATTTGGTCATTTGTTGCCAAGCCACATCTCCATTGATTTCTATTTCATTTACATTACCAAAGTAGAAGTCACCATACTTAGCTTGAAACTGACTGGCGTTAGCGTATGATTCCTCAGCGGCCGGTGAACCTAAATTATTAAATTGAACATCTGTAAGGTCATACCATGCCGCACCTAGACCATCGCTAAATTCTAATACGGCTCGTATTTCATCGCCTACTTTTACAATCTTTGTAGTTTGAGGTAATTGTAGAAGTGCAGTATTTTCTGGACCCCCACCAGGATTAGGTGGGTCTTGTCCCTCATCATCAGATTTTATCATAGCCAATACATCATCTACAGTGGGTAGATTTTCTAAGGTAAATTTATCTGCGTCCTCATCTTTAAATTCATCTATATCCTCTAAAAATTTAGCACCTTCTGGTGGACTACTTTCAGAAGTAGTACCATAAGAACCAGTATCATATCTAAACCACTTAAATGTTGGTGTATCCTCAGCCATTAAACATCAAATCCTCTTAGCATATTGCTACTAAACCAATCTTGCACAGTTTGGTAATCTTTCTTTTCTTTATAATACTCAGCCTCTCCAGTTCCTTCTACACCTTCATTTAATTTACCAAGAACAGTTTGACCTTCATACTTCTGGCTATCATCTAAAGCGGTTTGTTTTGCAACATAAGTTTCATGGTCCATTTCTAATATCTGTGGCAACCAATAATCATAGTCAGCTTGAACGGCTTTTCTACCATATTGGTTCTCAAAGACATTATCCACAAATCCTTTCATAACATCGTCCTCTTTTGCTACATAAGGATCCCATTCTCTTTTTACATCTTTACCTAATGCCTCTTGAACTAACGGAGTATAAATCTCACCAATACCTGATTGTGTAGCCCAACCATATACTTTTGTTAAATAATCTTGGTCTAAATCACTAAAGAATTGACCAGTATCTGCATAGGTTTGACCTTGCTTTATACCACCTCTATATTTAATTATTGAGGCTGCCATATTACCATCATAGTAATCTCTATACCTATCTATTTCAAAGGCAATAAAGTTAATGGCAAATGCTGGGTCTGTAGCTTGGTCTGGTGAAATAGAACCCCAAATAAAATCATCTTCCCCACCTTCTCCGAAGTTATCTGGTGCCATATTAATACCACCAAATCCTACGGAATCATAACCATTTGTATCATTAACTATCTGGAAGTTATCCATAGTGCCCCCAGTTTCTTGAAACATAATACCATAAATTATTTCTGCAGGTACATTATATTTATTACTTGCCTCTGCTATAAGTTGTAGCCAAGTCTTGTCACCATATTGAGTAAATAATTTATTTGGTATCGTAGTTCCTGGTTTTAACATAGGAAAATAATCTTGTGGATTCCAACCCCCACCCATAGCGCCTTCAGGCATTTCTGGTGATTTATAAAAATTACCAGCGTAGTCTAATCCTTCAAACATACCATCTGCTAACTCTTGTTGGTCAGGCACAACATAATAACCTGATTTCCATGGATTAGGCCCATACTCGTTCATAAAACTTTCTATGGTTGGTGTATCATCTTCCGGGTCAAATGGAGTTGTATCTAAGGTACTACTCTCAGCAACACCTTCTATGGTAGTAGTATCAGGTTGTTGAGTATCTTCCATTGCGGGATTCTCATCTATTGGTATATATGCACTTTCACCATCCAAAGCACCTGGTTCAAAAACTGGGTCAGGTACATCTCCACTTCCTAGTCTTGACATTGTACCTGCTGCCGCAAAGAAGGCGAAAGGTAAAACAATCCTTTTAACCCATTTCTTTGCTATAGGATTTTTCCAACTACTTATCCATCCAGTAAATCTTTGAACCGCAGTTTTATTTTTGGGATCCATGATGTCATTAAACTCCTCTATGGACCCTGCGTTTTTGGCTTGTGTCCATTTCTCTAAATCTACTGCTCCACCTTTTCCTTTAGCGGCCTCTAATGCCTCATCAATATTACTTGAAGGGTTTGATTTTTTAAATAATGGTACTGCCCATGCTGGTAAACTATCCCAAAATCCTGCTTGTATTGGTTCAGGTAATAAAGCTATTGTGTCCTCAATAGGCATTTCTGGTGCTACGGCTGCCCCACCTAATGCTCCTGGTACTCCACCTACAAATCCCCCAGCTATAGGTACACCTATAGAGGCTACCCATTTAGCTAATACTTCAACAACCTCATTTTCTACAACTCCTTCAAAATCATCATAACCTTTTAATGTAGCCCATTCACTTTCAGTAAAATTATATGGCTTATTTGTAGGTAGATTATATAAAGAATTTTCTATTTGGTCTGTGGTATCTAAAAACTGCATTAAAGGAGCTAAAGAATTTTCTGCCTCAGTTTGGAAATTAGCTGGAACAAACCCCAAAGCCTCGTGCATTTCCATTGCTTTTTCTATAGGATTATCTAAAGTCATAGCGTCCATTACTTTGGCTTTTTCATGCACACCATTAATAACTTGAAATGGATTAGTTGAACTTCTATTCATAAATTTATCTGTCGATGGTCTAAAATTACCTAACACTTCAGCCATTGATGAATTATTAGGCTCTGCATTATTTAAAACCTCGGTGACTGTTGGGCCAAATGCCCATGAGTATTGGTCTAAATCTAATACACCTTCATCTAATTTATCCTCAGTTTCTATGAGTGTATCTAATGCTTTTAATGCCTCTGCCTCTTGTGTTGTGATTGAACCATTTAGGGCTTTTTGTATCAGTTCTATGTAAAGTTTTACACTATTCATTAATTAACCGGGTCTCCTTCAAGGTACCTATAATATATACTAGCAAATTCTGGATACTCTGCAATAATATCTGCAACTATTGAGGCCCATTCATAAGCAAGTTTAGTATTGGCTTTAGCGTCCAGAGATTTATATTTACTGCCTTGTAAAACTTCTTTCATTTGGTTTCTGTTATCTATATAAACTGCTAAACCTACCATGTCTGGTCTTGATAACCAATCATTAGTTATTGCAGGATCCATTACTGCTAATACTATTTTCTCCATATCAGCTATTTTATTATCCCATCTATCTGGTGATAAATCTCTATTTTTATAAAAATCCTCTGCGAATCCTGGGTGTTCTTCCAATATCTTGTCTAATTCCTCGGTGCGATACTCTCTTAATTTATATGCGTCTTTTACCATTAAGTTAGGTAGACCCATCTCCATCATTACACTATCCACATAATCCATTAATTTACCATATTTCTGGTATCCAATATCGGCGTCAATATCTTTTAATCTACCATCCTCTAAGAAATCATCAGCAGTTAAATCCTTATATTCTCTTTCTGCACCAAACCTATCGATTACAGTCTGGCCAAATTGGTCATCAACGGTACTTGATATTTGAGCCGCAAAAGTGGTAGATGAAAACTCTCCTACATCAGCCACATCACCTACGATTATTCTACCATACTCTGGAAACTCTAAAATAATATCTTTAAATTTCTGTGTGGCTTTTTCTGTTTCTATAGTTGGTGGCAATCCAGTTTTACTAACTGTTCTACCTCTGGTGACTGCAAAATATTCATCACCATAATTTTGTATAAATTTCTCTGTACCTTCCTCTGGCCCATACTCTTCAACTAATTCTTGATAAGCGTCCCTATAAGGTTTTAGTGGTGTATCTATGATTGGTGAGGCTGGTGAGTAATATCTAAAACTAGCAAACAACCACCATAATGTATCTGTTGCATGAAAAATTTCCTCTGGTGTCACCAAATCTATTTCACCAAGTCTTACTCTGGTGTCAAAATAAGTAGCCACATCAATTAACATTTTTTGTTTTTGTCCGTTATAATCACCCCAAAAATCAAATCCTTCAACAATACTTCTTACAGTAGGTGATTGACCAGCTAATACTCTCTGAGGAAAACTTGTACCACCTTTAGCACCCCATGATAAAAGGTATTCTGCAATAGCAGTTTTCTCTTTTTCAGGATTTCTTATGTAATATTCATTGGCCAATATATTTATAATCGGTCCACCATTACCTACTGGATTATTTAACATCATGTTAAAACTGGCTTTGTTAAACCTAAAAGTGGCGTCTGCAATATACATACCCCAATGAGTATTAAACCATTCTTTATCCTGTGTATATTGTTCTGATAACATTAAGGTTATATATTCATTACCTTCATCATCAGTAGTAATTAAACTATAATTACCCCCTGCACCTTCTACCATACCACCTTCTGTATTAACTGCACGATTAGGTGATTTCCATAACATATTAGCTTTAGGTATAATACTTGGATCCCTTCTTGCTAATCCGGCCCATACACTTACAACCTCTACTTGAGCCGCAAAGAAAGGCATTATAAATCTTAACCATGTAGTACCAAGTCTAGGTTGTTCAGCTATGTTATACATAAATTTCTGGGTTTCCTCAATAGCACCTTGTTTAGCTTGTCTTCCTAATGTCTGTATTTCACTAGCAGTAAAATCTTTTTTACCTTGTTTGATTAATAACTTAGACCTTCTATCTACTTCTAAAGCAAATAAAGCCCTCATCATTGGATTTCTACTTAATATATCGGTAGGCAATCGTCCTAACCCATCAAAACCTTCGGTCACAAAAGAATTAATCATAGAAGTTATTCCATCTTTTTGACCAAGTATGTGTCTTATTTCCTCACCGTGT